TCAGAGGTCGACGTTAATTTCCTTCGGAGGTAAGAGCTCTATGAATCAAGCTCAACTCGTTCTTAAGAATGGCGCAGCTACACCAGTAGACGTCATTTTCACTGCCAACCGTCCTTACGCTGGCGACACCCAACCAGCCCAGTGGGTTGACCGTTCAGCAGGTACTCCTATCGGTTACCGCCGCATCGACGCAGGTTTGCGTCGTGCGAACGGGAGTCCGAGTACCAAGTTGGCCTTTAAGGTCACACTGCCCAAAGTCGGTCTGGATCCCGTAAGGGGCCCAGTTCTCATCAATCAGATCCTGGTGGAGGTTAACGCCACCATTCCGGATACGACTGAAGAGGCCGACCGTCTGCACGCTGTTGCGTTCCTGAGCAATATGTTCAAGGACCCTCAGCTGGTAGACTACTTCAAGACGCTTTCTCCGGCAGTATAAGGAGTAAGCCGAATGAAGGAAGTTACTTCCGTTGCCTTCAAACTCTTTGAAGGTTTAGGTACCAGTGTTTCACTTGGTCAGTACCTGCTTCTCAAGTACGGTGAGTTTGATCAACTTGTCAAACGCACCGTCAACCCGAACGACTATGAGAACGCCGATGCTTTTAGGTCGGACTATATAGCAGTCTCCTTTCTTAAGAAGACGGCTGGTCTACCAACATCTTTCAACACGCGGCAAGCCGCGGTTGAATCGTTCTATGCGTCGGAGCGTGCTTGCGCCGAAACAAACGTACGTATCTCGCAATTTGCTCAGTTTGGAATTCCAACTGACACGCCGAGTTTCGATGGACCGCTATCATTCCAGATAACGTCAATCCTGTCGAATGCTCAGCGTGATATTCAGCAAATTCTGGGCGAGTGTCCGTCTGTTAGTAAGCTAAAGCCGCGCTTCGGGCCGGGGGCTACGTCGGCGAACGTTGGGCAGTTCATAACAATTATGGACAAACTAACGTCCTTGCCTGAATGCACACGTGATGCTCTCTGGGCTTCCAGAGAGTTAAATACTTATCCTGCTTGGAGTTATCTCCTTTCAGAAGTACATCCGGAGTGTGTTTATAAGAAAGTCGACGTGGTTGACGATTTCGGCGACCTCAGACGAGTCAGCACTGTAATAGCGCCAAGACTTGTTCGAGGAAACCGTTTCACGACCGTTCCGAAGACAGCCGTTACGGACAGAGGCATCTGCATTGAGCCTCACCTTAACAGTTGTTTTCAATCGGCCGTCGGGCGTCTCATTAGCCAAGCTCTAACGCGTAGGGGGTTACATATCCCTACTGCGCAGATAGAGCACGGAAAAATGGCACGTCTAAGCTCCCTTTCGGGGAAACTTGCCACTGTCGACCTGTCTGCTGCATCGGACACTATCTCATATGAGCTAGTGAAACTATTGCTACCTTTCGATTGGTTTTGCTTGCTTGCCTCTCTTCGATCTCCAGAAACGTGGATCGATGGTAAGTGGGTTGAACTAGAGAAATTCTCTT